GCTCAAGGAGGCCGCGGGCAAGGCGGACGGCTACAAGAAGGAGCTGGACGCGCTCAAGGCCAAGGGCGAGGGCGCGGGCGAGTACGAGGAAAAGTACAAGGCCGCCGTCAAGAACCTAGAGGACTACAAGGCCAAGGTCGAGGGCGAGAAAGCCGCAGCCGAGAAGCGCAGCTTGTATCGAAAGCTGCTCAAGTCGGCGGGCGTCGACCCCAAGCGCATCGAGACCGTTCTCAAGGTTTCCGACCTCGAGAACGTGACCGTCAAGGACGGCGCTATCGAGGGTGCGGACAAGCTCACCGAGGGCATCAAGGCCGACTGGGCCGACTTCATCGCCACCACGACCGTCGAGGGCGCCGACGTGGCCCACGCCCCCAAGGGTGAGGGCGGCAAGGACATCAACGAAATGAGCACCGCCGAGTACATGAAGTACAAGGCGAAGCAGAGAGGCTAAGGGGTTTCTATGTCGAACACCACTCTTACACCCAACATCATCGCCAACGAGGCGCTGGACGTTCTGCGCACCAACGCCGTCATGGCCAACCTCGTCCACCGCGACTACTCCTCCGAGTTCGTCGCCGGCGTGGGCGACACCATCACCATCCGCAAGCCCGCCACCTTCGAGGCCAAGGAGTTCACTACCGAGGTCGAGGTGCAGGACGCCACGGAGGGCAAGGTTCCCGTCAAGATGGACAAGCTGCTCGACGTGACGTTCGCCGTCACGTCCAAGGAGCTGACGATGGGCATCGTCGACTTCTCCGCGCAGTTCCTCGTCCCGGCCATGCAGGCCTTCGCCGACAAGATCGACGGCTACCTGCTCGCGCTCGAGAAGGACGTCACGAACCGCGTCGACCACACCAAGGGCGCCATCGCCGTCTCCGACATCATCGCCGCCCGCAAGTTCCTCGTGGACGCCAAGGCGCCCTCCACGGAGCGCCGCTTCGTTTACGGCTCCCAGGCCGAGGCTGACCTGCTCAACACCGAGGCGTTCACCAACGCCTCTGCCGTCGGTGACAACGGAACCGCCCTCAAGGAGGCATCGCTGGGTCGCAAGTACGGCCTCGACTTCTACTGCGACCAGAACGTTCAGAAGACGACCGCCGAGACGGTCAGCTACACGCCCTCAATCGCGTTCCACAAGAACGCCTTCGCGCTCGTGACCCGCCAGCTCGAGATGCCGCTTGGCGCACCCAAGGCGTACTCCACCTCCTATGACGGCTTCGGCCTTCGCGTCGTGCAGGACTACGACCATAAGACCAAGACCGACGTCGTCTCCATCGACATGCTCTGCGGCGTCAAGACCCTCAGCCCCGAGCTCGCCGCAGTCATCACCGATAAGCGATAGGCGTAGAGATGCTCGAGCAGGTGCTTCTGTCGTTGCGCAACTGGTTCGTCGCCGACAAGCGCACGGGGCGCGTCCGTATCGAGGACGGCTGCCTCGTGCCGCCCGCGGCCCTCGGCCTCAAGGAGGGCCAGTACGTCCGCATCACGGGCTCGACGTTCAACGACGGGCTGCATGCGTGGCCCTACAACAGACTCACGGACGAGGAGTTCGTCGGCACCGTCTGGGCGCTCGCCATCCCGCAGGCCGTGGTCGACCTCGCCGACGAGATCGCGGCGTGGCAGACAGAGCACGCCAAGGAGCTGGACAGCCCGTATGCGAGCGAGAGCTTCGGCGGCTACAGCTACACCCGCGTCGGCGGCGACGGCTCGCCCATCACGTGGCGGCAGCAGTTCAAGGCGCGTCTCGACCCTTGGAGAAAGCTGTGAGCCGCCTGTTCGAACGCATGGCGGTGGCGTGCGCGAGGCTCGTCGCAAAGACCGAGCCTGACGGCGAGGGCGGCTTCAAGACCGTCCTCGCCGTCGGCGACGGCTTCACGGCGGCGATCGTGCGCGACAGCTCCACGGCCTCGCGTATCGCGGAGCACGACGGCGTGAGGAACGTCTACACCGTGACCACCGGCGAGCCGCTGCGGTACGGCGACCTCTTCCAGCGTGCGTTCGACGGGAAGGTATTCCGCTGCACGTCGAACGCGGACGACGGGGCCGCGCCGCGCTGCGCGTCGTTCGGCTTCGGCCAGTGCAGCGCGGAGGAGTGGGAGGTGCCGGATGGCGACTAAGGCGGCTGCGCTGCAGGCGTGGCTCGAGGGCTTCGGGCTGCCCGTGTACCGCGACTCAGCGGTGCCGGGCGAGGCGAAGATGCCCTACATCACCTACGACCTGCCGACCGCGGCGTTCGGCACGCAGTGCAACTCCGAGGTGAACCTCTGGTACCGGACCTCGTCCGAGGCCGCGCCAAACGCCAAGGCCGAGGAGGTCGCCCGGGCGCTGGGGCTGTCGGGCGTGCTGCTGCCGTGCGACGGCGGCGGCATGTGGGTGATGCAGGGCGAGCCGTTCTGCAACGCCATGGCCGACGAGGACAACGCCGTGAAGCGCCGAATCATCAACCTGACCATTGAGTACATGACCAGCTACTAGGAGGTCATATGTCTAAGTTCACGCGCATCCCCGAGAACACGTTCAAGGAGATCGTCATCAACGCGGGCCTGCTCGCCACGAATTTCAATCCCAAGACCGCCGAGGTCGCGGAGTCCGAGCTGATGGGCGCGACGAGTGGCGGAACTAGCTTCGCCGCCACGCCCAGCTTCATCGACTACGGCGAGGACATCGACAACTGCCCCGCCAACACGATGGAGCTCAAGCGCATCGACAGCATCGAGGCCAAGCTGAGCGGCACCTTCGTAACGCTGAACACCGCGCTCGGCAAGAAGCTCGCAGCCGCAGCCGACGAGACCGAGGGGAAGATCGTCCCGCGCTCCGCGCTCTCGGAGGAGGACTTCGCCGATATCTGGCTCATCGGCGATTACTCGGGCGAGAACGGCAACGGCTATATCGCCATCCGCCTCATCAACGCGCTCAACACGGGCGGTCTGCAAATCACGACGCAGAACAAGGCCAAGGGCCAGTTCGCGTTCGAGTTCACGGGCCACTACTCAATCAAGAACCCTGAGATCGTGCCCTACGAGCTGTATATCAAACAGGAGATTGGAGCCTAACCATGAAGCTGGACAACCTTAACGCCGACGAGTTCCAGAACGCCATGTGCCTGTTGGCGGACGTGGCGGAGGACGTCATGAACGGCGAACTCGGCGCAAAGGCAAAGGCCTCCTACGCCAAGTTCCGCTCCGACTCCGCCAAGGCCAAGGCCAAGGCGACCGCCAAGGCGAAGGGCGACCCCGAGGCCGCGAAAGCAGCCGCAACCGCCGAGGTCAACGGCCTCGCCGTGGACATGGTGGCCGGTCTGCTGCCCGACGTGCTGCGCCAGGGCGGCGAGATCAGCTACAAACTGCTCGCCGCGCTCGACGGCCAGACGCTCGAGGAGTACAAGGCCTCGTTCACCGTGAAGAAGTGGGTGAACGACATCAAGGATGCCATCAATGGCATCGACGGCATCAAGGACATTTTGGCTCCTTTTTTTGGATAGCCGCCGAGGACCCATCTCACATATGGCTCTGTCTGGGCGAGTACGTCGGGCCACGGCGTGCTCGCCCTTTCTGTAGGTACATGGTCGCGCGGTGGCGCGAGCGGGACGAGCGGGAGGCGTTCCGTGTGTACCTGAGCGAGTCGGTGCGCCTCATGGCGCAGGGGAAGTGGCTCAAGGAACCCTTCCTGAGCATCGTCAACGGCGATGCGGGCGATGGGTCCGAGGCGGAGGACACGCGCAGCGGCGACGAGATCGCCGCAGACATCATCGAGCGGATGGGATTGAAGGTGGTCTAGGTGAACCTTCTCGACCTGATGATTAAGGTCGGCCTCAAGGACGAGGCCAGCGGCAAGGCGGAGGGCGTGGCCTCGAAGGTCGTGGGCACGCTGGGAAGTGCAGGCACGGCAGCGGCCAAGGCTATCGGCGTTGGCGTCGCCGCCGTCGGCGCGGGCGTCGCCGCCATCGGCGTGGCGAGCACGCAGGCCTACGCCGCGTACGAGCAGAACGTTGGCGGCATCAAGAAGATTTTCGGCAACATGGGCAAGTCGCTCGACGAGTACGCCGCGCTCACGGGGCAGACCGTCGAGCAGTGCTCTGGCAAGTGGCAGCAGCTCGAGCAGGCGCAGACCACAGTGCTCGCAAACGCCGACGCAGCCTACAAGACGGCCGGCATTAGCGCCAACCAATACATGGAGCAGGTGACGGGCTTCTCGGCCTCGCTCGTTTCCTCACTGGGCGGCGACACGGTAAAGGCCGCGAAGTACGCCAACACGGCAATGGTCGACATGAGCGACAACGCCAACACCTTCGGCACGGCGATGGAGGACCTCCAGAACGCCTACCAGGGCTTCGCGAAGCAGAACTACACCATGCTCGACAACTTGAAGCTCGGATATGGCGGAACCAAGGAGGAGATGCAGCGCCTCGTCAAGGACGCGCACGCGGTCAACTCAGCCGTGGACGAGTCGAGCCTATCCTTCGATAACGTCGTGCTGGCCATTCACACGATGCAGGAGCAGATGCAGATCGCCGGCACGACCTCGCGCGAGGCCGCCACGACCATCGAGGGCTCCTGCAACATGGCGAAGGCCGCCTGGGAGAACTGGGTGACGGAGCTGGGCAAGGACGACGCCGACATGGGCAAGCTCACCGAGGAGCTGCTACAGTCGGTCGAGACGGCGGCATCGAACGTCGTCCCGCGCGTTGCGACCATCGTCGGCACGGCGCTGTCGCAGCTACCGAGCCTTGTCACGTCGGTCGGTCCCGTGCTCGGCCAAGCGTTCGTCAGCATCTTCACTCAGGCGCTCGACAGCGCGGCTGAGGCCGTGCCCGGGCCTATGGGCGACATCCTCTCCGCCGTGTCGGACGGCGTGGACGAGATCGGCGAGCGCTTCAAGGGCCTTGTCGAGATCTGGGCGGTTGGGGACAACCCGTTGGAGTCGCTGCACCTTGCCATGGTCTACGGCTTGACGCTGCTCGAGGGCGACCTGTCCACGCTGCAGGAGAACATCACCTCATCGCTGCCCGGCATCGCCGAGGGCTTCGCCGACGTGGGCGGCGAGGTCGTTCCCAGGCTCGCCGAGGGAATCGAGATGGGACTGTCGTTCCTCTCCGAGACTGCGGCATCGCTTATGACATCGCTCGGCGGCTATCTGTCCGAGAACCTGCCCTCCATCATGGAGAGCGGCCTGCAGATTCTCACCGGCCTCTCCGAGTCCATAGCCGAGAACGTGGGCGTTCTGGCAGAGGGCGCGGCGAATCTCATCGTCGGCTTGGCGCAGGGTATCGCCGACAGCCTGCCGACGCTCATCGAGCAGGCCCCGGTCATCGTGCAGAACCTCGCCAGCGCGATCAACGACAACGCGCCGATACTGCTCGGTGCCGGCATCCAGGCAATCGTGACGCTGGCGCTTGGCATCGTGCAGGCGATACCGACGCTCATCGCCAACATCCCGGCCATCTTCTCGGCCTTCGTCTCGGCGTGGTCGGCGCTCGACTGGCTGAGCCTAGGCAGGAACGCCATCACGTTCCTGGGCAACGGCATCACCGGCATGGTCGGTTTCGTCAGCTCGTGCGGCACCAATATCGTGTCCGCTATCCGCGGCGCAATCCAGAACCTGCCGTCCACCCTGGCGAGCATCGGCCGCAACGGAATCAGCAGCCTGGGCTCCGCCATCCGCGGCGCGGTCGGCTTCGTGACCTCGGCGGCCTCGAGTATCGGCAGCTCCATCATGAGCGCCCTGTCCTCAATCACGGGCCGCGTGGCCTCCATCGGCTCGCAGATCGTGCAGGGCATCGCAAACGGAATCAGCGGCGCGGCTGGCGTGGTCGTGAGCAAGATTACCGGCGTGGTCGGCGGCGCCATCGACGCGGCCAAGAACCTGCTGGGTATCCACTCCCCCTCGCGCGTGTTCCGCAAGATTTTCGGCTACGTCATGGAGGGCGCGGCCCTCGGCATCGACGACACGGCGGACGAGCCGGTTAAGTCCATGAGGTCGGCGGTGCGCAACGTCGAGAAGGCCGCCGTGTTCGGTGTGAGCGTTACCGGCGGCGGAGCATACGGGGCGACCGCCAGCGGAGCCGCGGGCATCGCGGGCGGCGGCAACGTTTACAACCTCTACCTCGACAGCGACCTGCTGGGCGTCGACGGGCGCGTGGCCTCCGTCTTCAGGAGCTTCGTCGCGGCGGTGGAGCAGAGCATGGCGATGGGGGTCGCGTAGTATGGCGCAGGGAAACTGGGTTCAAGGCGGCAGTGGCTATAGAAAGTACTGCTGGTGCGCGTACGTGGACGTTGCTGAGGTCGGGCGCACGGACACCAGCGTGACCTACCGCGTCACGCACGGCTACGGCACGCGCTACGCCATCGACTGCTACGCAAACGGCAGCTCGTCGGCGGGCGGCTCGTGGAACGGCTCGGTCTACTCGACGAAC